CTCTTGGACTCTGACCTGAATGCCCATAGAAAGAAATCCACGCCCTCTCAGCATACCATGCACTAAAATCCATGGGAGTAATAAGAGGACTACTGCTTGGCCAAGCAGGATTTATCTCCCCATTAGCTAAATGATACCCCGAAACCATGGAGCTTGCTTGAAGATACTTTTCGTGGTCATGAACTTTATTCATTACATAAAGTATCTCTTGGAGTTGCCCCCTTCTTCCATACGTGTTACAAGTAGAGGTAGCAATATTTTGCTTGGCTCTAGAAGCAAAAGTATCACTAACCGCATATCCAAATACAGAATTAGTAGAATTTAGATTTTGACATATATCCCAACACCTATGTAAATTAGCTCGATCTATAAGTAGACCTATCCCAAAATGACCCGCTGCATCATTTTGTCTTAAAGCTACTTCTTTAAATTGTAAGGAAGACGGCATAAATCCTAATGCAATATACCCAGTGTCAGATGTATAATAAGGAGAAGACAACTCCAAACTTCCTGGGTTATTTCTTCCCACCCTTGTAAACATCTTAGTCTCTGGGAGAAGGTTATGAAAATTACGCCTTCTCAGAGAATTTCTAGGGACTGCGACGAACGTACTTCCCGATACTAGGACATCATTGATGTTATCTACTTGTGTTCTTTTAAACCTGTGTTGAGGAATACCATTCGCAGTAGCTAATGCGAGCATATCTACCGCACACACCCCAAATCCCGTAGGTACCGTGGAAGATCCTGTATACAGGTCAGTAAAGTTGGGTCTAATTTCTCTACAATCGTTATCGGTTAGTGCGGTAGTTTCATCCGATACATCTGAAACAGTTAATAATATTTCAGGAATGGCATGAGCAGGAACAACCTGTTTTACTACTCTGTAAACTTGAGACATTCCATATTTAGAAGTAGCAGTTAACGCTTGACTCGTCCAATCAAAAGAACTAGACTCAAAATTCATAAGGAAATGTGAAGACTTCCCATTCCACATACTGAGCAGACTTACAGGATCAGGAGTCCTTTGTTTAGTAACATCCTTTATAATCTCAGCATAGTTAGGAGGATAAGTTTTACTCTTCGTAAAGAGCATAAAGTTATTAATAACTTTATACGTATCTAAACTTTGAGATAAATTAGTTCTAATATAGTCTGATAGTTGAGCAGCAAAAGCCTTATCTACTCCATAACATTGTAGATAATATTGAATTCTTTCAATCATAGACTCTGATACTCTTGTGTTCGTATAGTACTGCCTCTTTTCATAAGGAGGAACTAAGTAGGCCCTATCTCTATAATAAAATATAAAATCAGGATCATGAATAAGCTCTAAATTTACAGAAGATTCGGGATCATGCTCAGAACCTGTCATATAGGTGGGCCACCTATAAGTATAAGGACCACCAGGAGTGCCTGTAGGATCCATCAAATGGTAGGGCCCCAGATAGAGTTCATCAGTACCCTCTATAACGAATTGTAATTGAGGGAAGGGCTTATTCCCTAAATAGAAGTTCTCAGGGAACTCCATCACCAAATCAAATAATATCTTATCTACAATATACTTGATATTAGTCTCCATACTATCAGGAGAATAGTCTACTACACCAAATTGTTTTGCTAGTTCAGGAGTATAAGTATCGAAATCTTTGAGGGCAACAGAACTCGTAGCTAAAGAATAATACATGAGATCGGGAATATAAGATTCCCATAACTCATTTAATGTGTTAGTACCTGTAACATTAAACACACCCGCAGAAAATAAAGTATCCAAGAGATATTGAATAGCTTTCTTAGTGCCCTTCATCTTATAAATCTCTACAGCACTTCTTAATTGAACCCTCCACTTATCAATGTCCCCACCTATAAATCTCCACCCAATAAGCTCCCCTAGAAGCTCCAGAAACTCTTGGGGACATCTTCCAATATCATATAGAACTCCAATCTCGGCTTCTTCTGTAAGCCTGTCACTGATAGTGAAAGATATAGCTTCTAAAAATCTAGTAAGAGGACCAGCTTCTTCCGTAGATGTGATTAAAGTCCCCTCTACCGTAGCAGTCGAAGTATTAAGATAAGTATCAAAAGAATCTTTAACAAAAGTATCGGGACTATCGAGATAGTGTGGAGAGTATACGACAGTATTTAAAGTTTTAAGTCTATCTAATAATTGTACCCCACTTGTATAAATCCCAGCAGAGGTATCCGTTGCAGACGCATAATCAACAGGGATAATATTATCACTAATATCAGTCCACCATTGTTGGTTCTTCCATAAATATTCTTGATATACATTTATGGTATCTTCTAAAGTTAAAGATCGTCCTTTCCATAAAGTATCAGTTAACAAAGTAGTAAGGGCAGTAGACGGATCAAACCCATTAGTGGGGCCAAGCCTATTAAGGAAATATACCCACCCTAGATGGTTGGCTAAATATTTATAAGTTCCTGAAGAATCATTAGCAAATGCACTAGCTGTTAGAATAGCTAAGTCCTCATCAGCATGATGCCCATCACAAACTAAAGGAATCGAGGGAAGGAGAGTTCCACTAATATAACTAGCAAACGATGAACTAGTGGGGAAACTATTACATGATCTTCCTAATGGAACTAAAATATTTCTTTGAAAATCATCTGTATCAATCTGGGCGGGAGGGTTTTGCTTACTGAAATACTTAGCAAATCCCTTAGGGGTATTAATTGATGACAGGTAAGTATCATAAATTGGAGCAGATACAGGGAAAATAGTAGACTGGTGCTTATTAGCCAGTATGTGGGAATTTACTAATTGGTTTGGAAAAGATACATGAGTTCCACTAATAGCTCTCTCATCATTAAAATAAAATTTAGGGATGATTTGTCTAATAGCATCTAAGTAGTTTCTTTTAAAATAAACTTGATCTTCTGCTACACTCTGAAGGTTATCTTTAGCCGTTACCACAGCCACAACCTTAGGGCTTACCTGATCAAGGCTATTAAATTTTGATGTTTTTACATACCTTCTCGACATTAAACTAATACAATATTAATAGTAAAGTTATTCAGTTGAATAACTTCATTAAAATCTACGGATGTAACTTCAGGTAAATTATCCACAGTGCAGTAGCGTACCTGCGGCAGCTCAAAAATCTTTCTATTTAATTCAGCAGCAACAAAGGACTGACCAAAATCAATATTATCAATATTAAAATAGTCTAAGATTATATTAGATATCTGTTGCTTTATTCCAGCTTGTCTAGGCTCTAATTCGTTATCAATACGAGCCGTTACAACCAGATCCATAGTTCTAATTAGACCATCTACTATTACTACCTCATCAGTAAGCATTTTTTTAGGTTCAATTTCCTCTAAGAGTTGTTCTTTAAAAGTAGTAGACGCTTTCTGTAATCTCAAATCATCAACTTTTTCTAAAGTATAAAGATCAATAACATTAGCAGACGAAAAAGCATCCCGAACAGCCGCTGTAGTTTTTCCTATGGTTCCCTGAGTAGTTCTAAAAGTATTTCCTATAGCAATATAATCTTCTAAAGTTACCACCCTATCTTGTCTCTTAAAAGTATAGGGAGCATACTTTTTAGCATGGGCAGCGGTCTCAGCATCCTGTCCCCCTGTAGCAGCCGTTCTATTTTCAGTAACAAAACTAATAGAATTAAGAGGAGAATCATCAAGGAAGGCATTTGTTGTAACATTAATCACCCCATTACCAATATTCCCCCTGCTTCCTCCCCCAACTCTATACACTACAGTAAATTGAGCCCCAGCAGGAGGAGATATACCTAAGGCATTATCCCCAAATAAAATGGTAGCACCATAATTATCATCATAGATTGATTGAAATATCTTATCTGTTCCCCCTGAGGCAGAATACAATCTATCCACTTGAGTATAAGCTCCATTAGCTGCATGATCAGAATCAGCAGTAGTAATGTATACTTGAATACTTCCGTCAATAATGGGACTATCTGTTAAACCAATAGTTTTATTCCCTTCCAAAGTATCAAAGACTCCATTTTGAATAGACAAAGATCCTTCCAACATTGCGACATTTGTAAATACGGAGCTAAGTCCCCCCACTCCTCCATTGTCAGTTTCGGATTGATTTAATATAATATCAGCAGTAGCATCCTGAATATCCTGAATCTTATTATTCTCCACCTTAGATAAAGTATAATTTGCAGGAGCCCCGTCCTCCTGAGAAATTATGGAAAAGACTCTATCCGCAGCTTTGATTGTTAGGGGAAAATTAGCTGTTGTCATCGTATTTTGAGTTTCCAATCTAGCACCAGCGGCTGCACTCAAAGGTCCCCTCATGCTCACCCCTACTAACTCTAAAAGTTTCTTCAAATTATTCCTGCTCTTCACAGTTCTTAGATAATTTTCGTTAGCAAGCATATCTCCTTTCAAAGACAATACCGAGCCCATATAAGCTACTATCTCTACCAACATCATTCCTAAATCGGACTCTGAAAAATTTTGATAATCAAGAGGGTATACAGATTGTATATAAGAAATTAAATTACTTCTAATCTGATAAAAATCAGTACCTGCATAATCAATATACTCTTTTTTCTTAAGGTCTGGGATCTCCCCAAGTTTCATAAAATCTGTTTTTGTTGTTCCTGAAAATACCATTATCCTATTGTAACCTCCGTATCAAAAATATCTAGGGATTCGTCTAATAATTGAAGAGTTAAACTAACAATCAATTGATCTTGTTTCTGCTTCCTAGGATTACCAAATACTTTTATATTAATAACCTTGACAATTGAAAAATAAGTTGCCAGCGTAGTTAGTATATCATTCTTTATTAAAAAGAAAGTAGTCTCATCTAAAGGTTCAAATAAATATCTATTTAAAGACATTCCATAATTAGGAAGCATTACACGCTCCCCTTTATTACATAAAATTAATTGTCTTAAATTATTCCTAATTAGTTTTGTTCCGTAACACTTACCAAAGTAACCCCCCTGATCCGTAGAACTCTTTAGAGAGGTGGGTTTCCCAGTAGCTGAGAAAAGAGATCCAACTAAAGGGTAAGTTAGGCCACTTCTTTTTTGTTGTTTAGACGCAGATACTTTTTTAATATCTATGCTAACAGGAGATCCGTAGCTAGTGTGTGTAGTGGTAGTTGCCATTATAATTGAAGATTTTCGAAGAACCCACGTTGAGCTTCATAATTTTTTAAGGCTTCTGTTGATGAGATGCCTCTGTTATATAGCTTAAGACTACCGATATATCCATGAAGACCGCTTTTCTTTCCTCCCCACTGTCCCCCCATAAAGTTCATACCTTCATTGGATCCAGTAGTATGGATTTCAGGTAAATCTATGACATGCATACCATCCGTAAAACCTCCCCCTATAATCCAGGGGGTCATCAGAACTCCCATACCTTGATTAAAAGCCTTCGGACCATCCCAGTACCAGAAATCTTTATCCCATAAAGAGTTTGGAGTCCAAGGTAAGGTGTTAGGCAGTATACCCTCATATTGTTTGTCATAACTAAAAGATGACACATCTATTTGACTAGGAAGCTTAGGAGGTCCATTTATCCCAAAGGTCTGCTGCACATTTTGAGACTTCACCAATTTCCCGTTTAAATAAATACTTACAATATCTAATCCATAATCTACTGTAACAGCAGCATGTACAAAATTAGTAGAACAATCGTTGAAAGAACTTCCATCAGAATTAGTAGTTGAAGTATCTACAGTAATTCCGTAAAAGCCATTCGGGGCTGTTAAGCCATCAACACAGTAAGATTGATCTGCCGAAGCTGCCATGAAAGAAATCCCGCTAGTATTAATAGACTGCGTAGGACTCATATGAAATACTAATCCATTTTCAAGATTATTTTCACCAGGATTGTTGCTAGGAGCAGCTCCACTAACTATTCTACTATCTCTACTAAACCCTATTTGCAACCCTCGGACAGTATCCTCCATACCATATCGAGGTCCCGCTATCCCGTTTGTATTAGATGTAGTATACTCTCCTCCTCGGTTTTCACACCCCATAACAACTCTATTAAGAGATGATAAAGATGTATCGGCTGCCCATCCTTCCCCATTAGCAGTACCTAAATCAGGTACATGCAACCAGTATTCAAAGGTAGCCCCACTAGTATTGTAAAGTAAGCTATCCATCTCAGAGAAACCACTTTCTATTCTCCCATAGCCATAAGGTCTATAAGCAGAATGAGCATACTCATAATTAAATGGCTGTGTCGCAGCTTTAGGATTCCCATCAGTTCCACTAAAGAAATTACACATACCTCTAAAGTAAGGAACACCTATACCTGAGGGGAACATAGAGGCAGTCGAAGAAGCCACTAATTGGGCTGGCATATCACTACTAGAAGTAGTTATACAATTTATAGTAAAATAATCCTCGTCATCAGGGGCAACGATATCGGAGTCTAAGAAGTTATAAATAGCCAACAAGTCTTTAATAGATATAAGACTATTCAAAGATAAAACCGTACCGCTAGTTCCTCCCACTGTAGGATCAGAACTAATAATACCCCCAGCTCCAATAGGAGGAAGCATGAGATCATTTACCCCAAATTCATCTTGAGGAACATCACTTTTAATAAAAGTAGGACAAAGAGGTAATACCACCCCCGAAACTTCCCCAGGGTTGAACAAAATCTCTTCTTGTGCAGCTCTTTCAATAGCAATTTTGGCTTCAGATAATCCCTCAAAATCATTAATAGGAATATTACCTGCGACCGCAGGAGAATCATTAGGAGCCAACATTACATGTACTTCAATCTGTTTTTTTCTTCTCTTAATTTTAGAATCGTGTGTAGCAATTTTAGAATATAAAACTTGACGTTGGTTAGACAAGAGAGCTGTGTCCTCTGTATAACCTTGAATTTGTAACTGGTTAATGTAAGAGGAAACATCATAGATTTCCCTATTTCGTTGATCTAAAATAACTTGTAAAAAGTGATCCTCATCATAGAATCTCTGCATCTCTGGATCTTCTCTTACATTATTAATATCGAAAACCGTAGTCGCCCATTTATTAAAGGTATTCCAGCTTACTACCTCACCCTTACCCCCTATATTGGGGTTATACTTATGCAACCATTTGAGCATATTGGGAGGAACCCCTCTTCCAGGTAATGGTTCTCCCTCAGAATCATAATACACAGCAGAAACAATGTTGGAAATACATCCTTCATAGTCTAAACCTCCCCCATAGGAATCATAATAGATCCCTGTTCTCGAAAACAAGAATTGACCCTTCACTGACTTGGGAGGTAAAGTCCCACTAATATTAATTATATTCTGCCAAACATCACCTGGGGCTGCTCTGCTATCTAGCATACACAACGTAGTTCCTGATACAACTTCCTCCAACGGTTTTCCAATGTTACTCTCGTCAAGTTGGAGAACAGAATCCTTTTGCTTTTCCCACATCTCCCGAGTGTACACCGTGTCACCCCAGAAACAGGGTTCAGGATTACTTTCGGGATCTTGTAATCTCTCCTGTTTAAGTTCTCTAATTAGATCAAGTGAATTATCACATCTATTAACAAACCCAACAATGAATTCTAGTGTATCTTTGTTATCATCATATAATTGGCTATTTGCTTCTAAAATAGCAGGAGCCGTGAAGTCATGCTCTTTCCCTTCTACCGTAGCCGTAAAATTAACCAATTTATCAGCGGAATATGAAGTCCCTTTTTGTAACCCTTCAAACGCATTGAATTGACCAATACAATTTTTAATTTGATCAAACTTATCCTTCAGAGCATTTCCCATAGCCCACGCTGCGGTTCCATATCCTAAAGCTGTTCCAAGTCCCCCCAAATCATTTAGGGCTCCCAACATGCTGCTATCCACTCCCTTTTCTGAGGAAGAAGAAACCCAAATAAATCTCCCTGAATTTGTATCATACTGAACCATGCCTAAGTCCAAAGCATTTTCCATCAGAAACTCATTAAACTTCTGTTCCGCTGCTTGCTTACCTGCCAGGATATTGTTTCTCATGGCCCCTAAAGGCCCAGAAGGAAGCATAGCTAACATATCTTTAGTAAAATCTAAAGCACACTTAGGTACTCCAAATTCTACGGCCATAGTATCTAACAGAGGATTGGGGGAAGTGGACATAATCCCCATTGCTCTTGATAAATCGAAATTTCCCATAATTAATACCCGTCCCAACTATGATCAGGATCATTTAAGTTAATTCGGCCAGCATGTATATCTACTTTACTATCTGTACTAATGCCACTAGCCTTACCATTTATATCTACTAGAGGTGCATTAATTTCTACTTCTGTCTGACTTTGAATAGTAATTTTCTTATCTGCATTTATATCTACTGAACCTCCAGTCTCAATAATTACTTTACAACGCTCTCCTGGGGCATTAATGTATATAACGGAATCAGGATTCATAGCCCTTAAAGTTATATTGTTATTATGAGAAAGAAGATTAATACATCCTGTAGTCTGATTTCCAAATACTCCCTTGCGGGAAGAATAAGGCCCAGTTCCAGGATCTGGCAGCCCACTCATAAGTTTCCCCTCAGAATCTCTTCTCCTATCTGAGTGACGAGGGGTTCCCTTAGGACCTGTAGTTAAGAAAGCTTTACTATCAGAAGATTTATTTTCTAAATCTATGTTATACCCATCCTCAATCCAAATATGAAACCTGCTCCACAAAGTATAAAGATTTACAGGACCATGAGTTCTCATATGAAACTCGCCCTCTGAGAAGGGGCTATTAACATTGGCCTTAGAACACCATATAAGATAATCTAATCCTGTATGCTCATTAGAATAAGTTAGTCCATTAACAATGGGGCTATCAGTTAACTCTAATTTTTTACCCTTACCACTTCTAAGAGCTACCCTGTAATCTTGAAAAGGTAGATCCGATTCTTCAGTACTATTATTTCTATTAGAGAATATTAAAGAATCTCCCCCTTCTGTAGTCATTCCTAGTTGTTGGGGGACCACTCCCTTAGCCTCATACATACCTCTAAAAGCCATAGGAAGTGCAGCCCAAGATTTCTGAGAGAAAAAATCATCTTTAAGCTTAGGAAATGCAATAGGAGTAGCAGGTAACTTCATGGGGGAATTTAACCCTAGTTTATCACTAGGAGTATATGGAAGTCTTGTTGCTGGTTGATTACTAGGAGTAGAAGGAATGAGTTCCACCTCGGGATGAGTAACTTCCAAGTCATCTACCGTAGGGACTCCAAAATTTCGTCCTGGTTGTCCACTAATAACTGATCCTATATAATAATTACCTCCTAACCCCGTAGCTTTACTAGCATCATCCTCATATAAAGCTAGTATCTCACTCCCTACGGCTGGTATAGCCATGAAGGATGCTGTGGGTGTTCCATAAGGACTTACATACTTTACTGGCTCTGATTTTCCTATTACATCAAACATAGCCTGAAATAAACCAGTATTAGTTATATCGGCTGTGTCTACAACAGTTCCTGCTCTAAGTTGTATTGTCATTATTTCTTTCCTGATAATACTTTTGTGGTAGCACTATACCTCGTATCTCGTGAGACGAAAAACTCAGACTCAACAGTATCCTTTCTTATTACATGCTTCCATCCATACATTGTATAAATCCCGCTGAACCAAGTAGAATGAGTTATACTTTCCTCACTTTCTCGTACTCCTACATTGGCGAATCTAGGTTCCCTTCCATATAATAGGCAAGAACGATTAAGAGCTTGTCTAGGATTAGATAATGAAAACATAGGAAGAGTGGTTATTTTCCCAACTAATTGTAATGACATTAATCTATCAACAGTCTGAGCATTAGTTCTTATACTCTGACCTATAGTATTTTTTCCTGGTTGTAAGGTGTAAGAATGTCTTATCACATGGGCTTCCCCCGCCTCAGCATATAATCTACTAAAAGTTTCCCACATTAATTGATAAAATTCTTTCTTATCTTCGTCACTATCCTCTAACTCGGTAATTCTTTTTCTTAGGAGTGGTAATGTATTACCTCCCCCCTCTAATCTATCAAAAACGGCATTCCACTGCCCGTGTGCCATCCAAGTGTCTCGTCCTGCTGATCTACCTGGGGCTATGCTGGTGGCACCTCCTCTAGCAGTAGCCCACCAGGGATCAACCATCTTTTTAAATTTCTGCGGTATAGTGT